CTGAAAAGCTTTATCCTTTAGAAGTATATTATATTCCTTCTCTGATATGATCTTATTCTCAATCTGGGAAGCTGCAGCTTGTAACTGACTCATATATTCCTGCTCTGCAGCCTGTAACTGCTGCTGCATCATTTCCTGAGCTTTCTGCATCTCAAGTTCATATCTTTCAGGAATCATCTTCCCTTCCTGAACTGCTTGCTCCATTTGTTTCTGCTGTTCTAAAAGTCCAACTTCCATCTCAGCAGCCATTTCCTTCATTTTTACCTGTACCTGTTGCTGAATTGCCTTCAACTGCTCCTTATTCGGAGGTAGTCTGTAAAATACATTTACATAAGAAATCTTTATCTTTTCATAGAGCTCAAATAATTCTAATGTCTGCTCCTGTTGTCCCGTTGAATCTATCCCCATATCCTCCGCAGTAGAATCATCTTTCAAGAATAGTTTCTGCTCACTGTCTGAAATGGCTCTTTCTGAGTAAGAATGGTCTCCATCTAAAGAGGAAGCACTATTTATCTTTCTCTTATATTGTGGGAAAAGCTTTATAACATGACTCTTCGGAAGCACCTTCCTTATTAAAACATATGATGCATCCTTGAACATCATATCTCTTGACTTTGGATCTACATATATATCAAAAGGTTCTGGCTGCTGAAGAACAACCTCTCCCATTCCGTTATCCATATCTGAATTCACAGTAACAAGAATAAATCCCATAGACTTACAGATAGCATCATTTATCGCATTTGAATAAAGTGCGGAACCATCGGAAAGATGCCAAATATAATCAGATAGATCTGAGAATACAGCCGCTACATCAGAATCACTCCCCTCAACACCAATAGCTTGCCATCTGGGACTATTTGCAGTTGCATAAAAATTAAGCATCTCAACAACAGGCAATATCCTATTAATTGTAAATGTAGGCATACCCTGTTCCTGCAAAGATGTTTTCTCATTCTGGGATAACTGCTCATCATGAGCAAACTCATATCCCTTCTGATTCACATACTGCCACTGGCTTCGTGTCCAATTATTGGACATATTGTATAGTTCTCTTATCTGATCTGCTTTTTTCTTCTTAGGCATTATTTCTTAACCTTCTTTTTATCATGACTCTCCCTAACTGGGTGAGGTGTGCCTTCAAATGGTCATATATGATATGAACCAGGGGGAGCTTTCTGTGGCTCCTTGTCACGCTTATCATGACCAAATATATCTGCTCTCTTCTGTGCCATTACTTTATATTTGCCAAATCTTTCTTTACAGCCTCAGAGTATTTTTTCTGCAATCTCGTCTTACCTCTCAAACCTCTTGAAACACTTTTCACAACAGAAGCTTTTTCTGGAGACTTTGCCTCTTTATGCGGAACACATTTTCCCTTTTTTAGATAACCATAACTTGCAGGACACTCCTGCATTGCCAGTTTTCTTTTTCTTGAGCTTGCTGTTGACGTAGCTCTGGCTGTTGGCTTAGCTTTGGGAGGATCAAATATCTCAGCAATTAACTCTTTTTGTCTTTTATTTAATTTTGTAGCCATTCCCAACTCCTAATATGATGGTTTAGATTTAGGTTTACCAGAAGACTTTGGGCTATTACCACTTTTTACAGAATTTTTACCATTTGTATAGCAAAGCTTATGAGCTGTTTTTGGTTTAACACCTTGTTCGATTAATTTATCTACACATGCTTTTGGCATATTAACCTCCTCTTTTAGTTATGGGAACACACTTATTCCCTACTCTCTTCTTACCTGGAGGACAAGTATTATACTTCTTCCTTGTATCTCCAGTCTTTAGTTTACTTGTATCCTCTACGGATAAATCTTTAGTTGTAATTATATCTGCCATTACTCATTTATAGCTTCAAAAACCCTATCATTTGCTGTAGGCTTTTCTGTTGCCATATTACCTAAAACATCCTTCCACATAGCATCAAAATCTATTCTTTCACGAAAACTCATATCCTTTGTTTCATCTCTATAAATTTGTGCCATTTTAAACGGACTCCAAATCTCTCCTTTTTTACTATATAAAGGATTATCACGAGGCATATATCCTGATTTCATCATGCTAGTACGTATATCACCTGATACCTCAAAAGGCAATTCCCTGTCTAGTTCGCCCATTTTCCTAGATAAGTACTGTTGTCTTGGAGGTGCCCCAGAGCTACTTCTAGTAATGGTTCTTCTCTCAGACTGACCTTTGATATTAGTTCCAGAAATAACACCACCTTCCCTTGATATGTCTGATAGCCCTCTTTCATCCCATGCAGGATTCCATTTACCTTCTTTAGTAAAAAGTGGAATATCTGGATAATCACCTTCCTTCTCAAATACAGGAGTACCAGGATCAGCAAAAATACTGTATAAACTATCTCCCTTTGTAAAGTATGTTTCTAATTGTTTCTCTAAGTTAGGATCTGCCATTATGCTACTACCCAATCTCTTGCTTTAGGTTTCTTTTTATACCAATTACCCTCTTTATCCTGACCTGCTGCCATGGGAGGATTAGCAAACTTGACTGCATAAGCAAGAGCATCTATGGTGTCATCGTGAGCCATTCTTGGTCCAAATGTTGTTATCTCTCTATGCAGATCATACTGAGTCTTCTTCAGATGTATCTGCCCTATTGAAAATCTTTGAGCTAATATCTCCTGTATCCTGTCCCTTTTGCTCATCCTGTTCCCTGGCTTTTCTGCCCTGTATCCAATAGAGAAGTCATTTCTTCTTCTCATCTCAGAGTTCAATGCTTGGAAGATAGGTTTGCTCATTGAGGTATCTTCTACCGTAAAGAGACTTGGTTTGAAACTTTTTGCATATTGGAACATATAATCTACTATACCCAACCTATGCTCTCCTGGGATTCCCAATACTGGTATAGACTGCTTTCGAATGTAATCAAGTACATAAATATTATTATCTGGAGTCACTGCTACAGCAATCATGACTGAAAAGTCAGAATCTCTTCTGGCAGAATCTGTAGCTGGATCCACTCCTACAAATACATTGCATGGCAGAAATCCATTATTATTTGCATCTATAAAAGAAAGTCCAGTTTCCTCATCCAATTTGAATGATCCATCCCAAAACTTTATGTGATCCCTTGTAAAGATAGCATCCTCTGCACTTTGAACCTCCATCATGTATTCCTGATAGAACTTCTGTGGAGAGCCTGAATCCTGGTAGAATTTCTTCTTTCTCTCCATCTCCTTCATTCCAAACCAATCTGGCCAGAGTGGTGTCCCATCATCCTGCAATGCTTTGTATGTTATGACCTTCCAGCTAAATGGATTACCTCTCATGTTTGCCTGCTGATATCCAACAAGAATCTTCTGTATAAATGAATCATAGTGCACTGGAGTTCCATTTATTCTTAATCTTCCTGTTTTTGGTTCAAGTGCTGGAAACACGACTGCCGTGACCAGATTCGATATTTTAGAACGACTCTCAGGCGTAATAGTGTTATTCTCGTCTTCAAAATCATCCAGCACAATGAGATCATACCTTTTATGAAGCTTTGCCCCACCTCTTATCCCCGAAAGATTAGACTTAGAAATGAGCTTGCACCCATTTGTGAGTTCAATGTCATCCTCAGTCCACTTTCTACCTTTTAAATCTCCAAAGTAATATCTCACTTTATCATTAAATTCAAGGTGATACTTAATATAATCAAGATTAGGGACAGAAATCTTTGAGCTTGCTGCCACCCAACCATAAAACAATGGCTCTTGAGTAAAGAGAAAATCATGAAGGATACTGCACTTAGTAAGAACAGTCTTCCCATGCCCTCTTGGTAAAATAACTGCCAACTGTCTAACACTTGCATCATCAACTGCATCTGCTACCTCATAATGAAAGAATGGAGTCTCACTTCTCTGAAAGTCGTCTGGAAGAAATAACTTGCCAAAAGCTATTAAGTCCTCATATGCTAACTTTAACTGTTCTTCAGCTTTCGTTATGTTCTGGGTATTGATGTTCGCCATACTTCTTCTTTAAAAACTTTACAAATTTCTTTTCACTCTTAGTGAAGTCAATATAATCCTTTAAACTGGTACTTAATACCTGTAAACCTGAAAACAAGTAGTCTAAACGCTCGTTTACACCCTTTAATTCACGGATAATGTCATGTTTTGACACTACTCTACCATTTTTCATGCTAGAATATGCAAAATATAAACCTTATTTACAAAAAGAATCTTTTAAATTGTATTTTATCTATCTCCAGACAAAGGTACAGGATCTGGATACAGGTCTTCATCAGTTGTAGGATGCTCACGTTGATACTGCTTCATAGCCTCTAGCTCAGACATCATTATAGCATCTTCCCCATGAAGTTCTATTAATCTATTCATCCTTCTCTCCTCAGTCCAGTAGTAATTGTCATAGAAACTATTTATAGCTTTAATAGTTTTTCCTCCATAGAAACCATCTGCCTTTAGTTCCTTACTCTGAGGATAGTACTGGAGAAGTTCCTGTGCTTTCTTGACATTTGCATTTGTCATTCCATCCTTAGTCTTTAAGGTCTCAAGTGCTTTGTGGACTTTCTCACTATATTCTCCTGTTAACGGCATTTCATTCTCCTATTTATGTACTTTCTTTAAAAATCGTTTATATCTATTCCAAATTTTTTAAGTGTTTTCTCAGCCTTCATCATATCCTCAAATAACTTACGGCTTTTCTCTGTTTTATGTTTAATAATATTTTTTATCATATTTGTTTCTTCAATTTTTCTCCCTGTGCCTCTGGAATGCATACCTAACGCACGACCACTAGTTCTAGCTGTATGACTCCCATAACTAATCCACGTAGGTATATAATCCCCCTCCAACAATTTCTTCTGGACTGAGGATGGTAAAGAATTTACCCCTTTTTGTATTCTCTTAGCTGTTGCAATCTGCCCAATAAAAGGTAGAACCGCAGTTAATGACAAAGCTGCATCTCCAAATTCTCCCTCAAGAGCATATAGTGTTGCATCGGCTAAATCAGCTATATTACCATAAGCAGGAGTCATACCTGCTGCCATCAATGCATTATGTATATTTTTAGTTGATGCCTCTTCTTTCTTAGGGGGAAATAAATCTACTGCAGTCTTATCAGCAGCAGTGGTCATTAGATCAAATGCCCTGTCATTCACCTGATTAGCCACTCTCTATCTCCTTAGGTCTCTCTACATCTTCCAGCTGCTTATCACTAAACCCTTGAAACTGTATACCAGTCAACTGCGTAAGCTTGGCTGTAGACTTGTCTTCAAGGTCTAATATATCAGATAACTTGAACAAAGCCTTCAATTTAGTGTCATCTTTCTCTGAGAGGTCTGCAACTGCCTTTATACCTTCAAGTATGCTCTCTTGGGTGATTCCGAGCTTTTCCAGTATAGGTTCTAGTTCTTTCTTCATAGCTTTCCTTATTCTTGTATATTTAATAAGTTCCGAACTCTTAAAATTAGCGTAATGAGGATCATTGGTAGGGAATGCCTTTATATAAGCTTCCTGTGGGCTCATGCCTGAAGTCACATAATTAACAAAAAGACTCTCATGCTTATTCAGCTTACTCCTCACTGGTGTCTTAGCATTGTTACCACTGATAGTATATATGTTCTCTCTCCTAGAGGAATCTACCTTTCCTGCAGATAAGTAAGTACCAGTACAGGTCCCTATATACTTTACAATCCTATTCTTACCCTTGGCTCTCTTTAACTCGCCTGACCTTAACACTTCCATATAACAGCCATCGTGTGCTTCTATCCATTGACCTACCTTGGCCTTCTTGATGTCATTAGTTATATTGTTTAGTATATTGGCAGGCAATTCAGCCTCTTCCTCGTATACAGTGTGTGATAAGCCGTTAACTTTGTAATGTCTCATAGTAAGCGTAAGCGGCTTATCAAGTTAGGGCTATATCTGTGGAACCCATTTGCATTTCCTCAATCATGTCTTCTTCATCTATTAAGTCTACAAGATCTGTATCACTAACTTGAAAATGCATATCTTCATCTTCAATCTCCTCAGATATGTCATATATCTCACCATTTCTTCTACTATATCTTATCCTTAGTGTGTAGATCTGCATATACTAATCTATAACTAAGCTGATATCATGTGAAAGTTAAATTATATATTTGGGAAGTATATGGACTTATCCCTGGAGAGGCAGTAGCCAATTCTTGGGTTTCACACCTTGTATTTCGTCAGAGCCAGTTCCATTTTTAGTCTTGGACTAAGCTCTACCCATACTCTGCTTTATAACAAGGCTGGTTTCGACAATATCGGAGAAAACTCAAGGAGAACATGTTCCTGTAAATTCAGGAAACCCCTATCAAATCCAACGTCTGACCCCTTAGGTAGAACTAATGCTAGGGTACCTACTGGGTGATTATTATTATTATCTAATAACATTGTCATGGGGAATATAGCATAACTTTAGACAATATGCAAAAGGTTTGAAAAATATAGCATTTTAGTGTGTGGCTTTATACCAAGGCCCGTCCCCCTATGATGGGGTTTTCGCTTTCGCGATTACGTTATTTTTGATTTGAGAATATGAAGTTAACTTAAACTAATAACCTAGGAGGCAATAATGCCAGAAGAACTAAGAAAACTACTCACTTCCATGTTAATCGGTCTATTAGGTGACTATATTGAGACCATGAAGTTTGTAGCTCAGAAACAAATTATAAGCAGTCGCAATCCTCAGGGATGGATGGTAGACAAAGCATACAATAGTATGTTCCAGAACGTACCTCAGTTTGCATCACAAGCTGCTAATCCTGTACCAGTCCAAGGCTCAGGTATTGACATAGCTACTATCATGTCAGCCTTATCACAGCCACAACCTGGTCAACCAGCAGTCGCTGCTCCCGCAGCTCCTCAGACCATTCAGCATAATGGTCAAACTTACGTGTTACAGACACCTTAGAAGGTTCTGTGTTATTGGTCAAGGGGAGAGAAATCTCCCTTTGGTCTTTTATTTTTTTACTCTTAGTGTATTATTATAATATTTATATAGCGAGTTATAATGTATAATATCAAATATAGCGAGTATTTGGATAGATTTTAGCAAGATGTATTGTCTAAGGTAGAAACGTATTCACACTTAAGTCGGATACACCTGCGGACATTAAGCCAATGTATGTGCGGGCTCATCTTGCTATCATATACCAGTAACTCATACCTAACAACAGCCTAGAAGGGAGCTAATATGTGGACAATAAATCAGAAAGAGCTCACAATGAGTCGGAAGATAATTAACTATTTTCGTACTATTACTTCTGAAGAGTTTCTTGGATGGTTAGTCTTAAGGGCAGTACAAGAGCTTAT